TAATACCAAGAGGCTGGCCTTCACTGGTTCCATTGATAAAGGCATAGTCCATGTACCAGCCCAAGCCTTTAATAAGCGCTCCAGCTAACATTTCCTCAAAGGACATACCATCTGCAATAAGTTCATTAGATGCCTGTGAGAAGCAAGCCAGCTTCTTGGCTTTTAACTGGATCAGCCTTAACTTGGCTGTTTTTCGTGTGCCTGTCTGCCCTTCTTCCAGCCATTCCCCTGAGATACCGCCGAATAAGTGATTGGTTCTGTCTGCTCCATCAAAAGCTGGTACTTTCTTTGTTTCACTTCCCATTGCCCATACTGTTGCTCTGGGACGGATGATCTCATTCTCCAGGGATTTATCCATCAGGAAGGCTCCGTATTCCTCCGGAACAGAATATCCGCCGAATTCGGGTATTCCTTCCACCATACTGGCATTTATCAGCCTGTTGTCGGCTCTGCCTGAGTGAAGTGTTCTCAGGAATTCATCCATGGAATGAAAACCATTATTGCTGAGTTTTACTGTTTCATTGCCATAGAACATCCCTCTGAATGATTTTGATATAGCCTTTGTAACCGGAGTTTTTGTTTCTTCCACAGGAGATACAGCTTTTTGTGGCATATTCAGTATTGGCTCAGAGGTTCTGATATTTAATAATTCCTCGTCAATGCTTTCATTAATGCTCTTTATTTTGTCTGTGTAGCGATTAAACTGTCGCTCCTGTTCCTTTGTCAAACTTCCACCCGCTTTTTCCGCTTCGTTTAAAATAGCTTCTGCTTTCTCCACCAATTGCTTTTTTTCATGTACCAAATCTGCTATAAATCTCATGCTTAAATCCTCCATTTTCTTAGTATTTTTTAGTTAATATGGTCTAGGGTTAATACCCCGTTTGAATCTGCATTTTTTTACGCGGCGCTGCCAGCCCGTTGTCTTTATGCTTTGCTGTAGAGATTTGACCTCCCCCTACCCTCTGCATCAGGGTATTGAGAGTTTACTGACGTACTGACTCTTACTGACTCTTTTTTCATAAATTTCACATAAGAAAAAATATATATAAAAATTTACGGAATTGACGTCAGAAACCGTCAGTCGTCAGTAATCACAAAAGTATCCCCTCATCCGCAAGACCAATGCCATGCCAGTCCCTGCTGCCATTGGCTCCGCTGCGTTTGACAGCAAAGCCGCGCTCCGTCATTTTTGCATTGAACAGCTTTTGACCAAGAGGATAATCTCCGTTCTCCCGGCACCATGTTTCGTAAGCGTACCTGATGCTCCGATTGGAGACTTTCCTGCCCTCCTCCACAATGCAACATTCCTCAATGAATGAAGAGAAGGTATCCATTTCCTCCCGGTAGCCTTCTGTGGCTTCTTTGACTTCATCAGGCATTTCAAGTCCTTCCTTCTGCCATAAAAGGCAACCCTCTACTGCCCATGACAATATGCCGGACAGCTCCTCTCTCAGCTTAGCTGGTAGCTGCTTATCCTTTTTATCCTCGGGTATGGTGACGGTAAATGGAATCAGCTTAATGCGTCTCCAAATACTGTGACTGGTATCTCTTATGACTGGTCTGTGGTTTACTACGAGAAACGGTGTGAACTGTGGCCGGAAATCAAAGTATTCTCCATAAAGGAACCTTGCTGTGATTCTGTCTCCGCCTGTGAAGCTTTTAATCAATGCCTCAGAGAGCCTTTGTCCCTCATTTATTTCTATGGCAGTAACGAGCCTTGCTCCCTGAAGCCTTGCGATATCGTTTCCTATCGCTTCTATTCTTTTAGCCATAAAGGTTTCGGATGGAGTGTTTCTTGCATAATCTCCCAACAGGTCAGAGATGGTGTTTAGAAATGTGCTCTTGCCGTTTGCTCCTGTTCCATAAAGGACGAATAGGGCCTGCTCTGAAATATCCCCGCTTAAAGATGAGCCTACAGCCTTTTGAAGGTATCTTACAAGCTCGTTGCTTCCTCCCGTAATGGTATTCAGAAAATCCATCCATCTGGGAGCCTTGCTGCTTGGTTTATATTCAACAGGACAGATTTTACTCATATAGTACTCCCGCTTATGAGGAAGAAGTTCCCCTGTCTTTAAATCTACAACACCATTTTTACAGTTCAGCTTCCATATATCAGAATCAAGCTCATCTGGCATTATTATCAGGCCTTCAAGGTTTGAAGCCACATCGATCATGGCTTTAAGCCTGCCTGCGTTCTCGGACTGCATGGCATGGCGCACCAGTTCTTTTCTTGCAGCCTCATCCTCTATCCGGCTTGCTTCTGCGAGCATATCTCTTGCTGTTTTTATAGCAAATTGCATAAGTTCTCCGGTTTCTCTCTTCCAGTAGCAGCCGTCATATACCAGCCAGTATTTGAAAGCCGGACAATACCTTATGATTGAACCAAACCGGTCACGCAACCTTTCTGCATTCCCGCTGTCTGTCCTGTGGTAATGCTTCTTCACCGGAGGATTTGGCTGATATCGGCTGACACTGTGCGCTATCTTTCTAACTTCCGCTTCATCAAGCGGAGGATTGCACCTTGCGTTGTTTTCTGCAAGCAATGCCGCATAGATGCTCTCTTCTGTCATTCCTCTTGCCCTCATGGTTCCTGCTAGGCTTGTCAGGGTACTGTTCCGACTGCCTTCCTTAATCTCGGCTATAATACTGCTACCTTCAAAGGGTGTAAGCAATACTTCCACCCTTTCCATAAGCTTCAACAACCATGCTGGAGCTTCTGCCGGGGTTCTGTCAAAGGGAGAATGATCCTTTATCCATTCATACCGATTACCGCTTATATGAACGCTTGGTGAAACGACTATCAAACCACCGTTTGAGCGGGTGTCAAGACCCGGTACAAACTTTGTTTTATTAGGAATGCTCCTGCCCTTAGGATATTTAAAGATATAATGACGACCTCCTCTGCCGGTAACAGCAGTAACCGTATCCGGAAGTTTTCCATGTGTTGCCTCAAGTGCAGATAGGGTTTCATCACCACCATCGTCCACATCAAGCACCAGCCAGCCGGATTTCTCACCTGTAGGAATGCCTATATTGGCATTGGGGGTTTTCGTCCACCATTTCCTTATTTGCTCAATATCAGAAGTAGAATTCTTGTACCAGCCGGTATATAGCGGATGCTTTCCCTTGCTGTCGCAATTTCTCCCTGCCTTGCAGGAGCAGGAGCCATCCTCACAAATCCAGTGCAATGGTATGACTGGGATATTGGCTTCTGCATATTTTAATGCTGCGTCCATCATTGTCACCTTCAAATTCTCACCTCCTCCGAGAACATAAATAGAGCCTGACAAATAGTTTTTAAGACTATCTGCCAGGCTCTATAGGTGAGTCATTCGCTCCCTTTGTGGCTCTGTGCCAGATTTATTCACTTTTCACCCCGCCTTTTTCTCCAGCTTTACTTCAAAAACCTTCCTGCACACTGGGCATTTGATTTCAACATCAGCATAATCGGCATCAAATACCCTGTGATTGCAGTGAGGACAGCGGACAATGTACTTTTTCTTACTCACCCGCCTTCACCTCCAAATTCTTTGGCTTCATGAGGCTTGCCATCCTCATCATCACAGGCTCTAAAATCTCTCCGACCATGTAATGAACCATTGGTGAGTAATTCTCCTTTGTTTCGTCAAACAACCTGGAAATAAGGTCGTAGAGATTCTTTATATCCTCTTCTGTAGCGTGTGCTGTGCTGACTTCAATAAAAATCTTGGTTCCGTCACGCTTGGCGATATGGTCGCTTACATACTTCTCCAGAGCGTATCGTGCTATGCTTGATGTGGTAACGCTTGCTTCCGGCATCTGTGCTTGTAACTCATCAATGATGGCATCCAATTCATCAGACTGCCTTTGTGTAAGCCTTACCCGAAGCATACTATCCTTTTCTGTAGACATTATTGCACCTCCTGTATTTCTTGTTGATTTTATTGTATCACAATGTATTACGCATTGTCAATCATGGATAAAAAGAAAAAGGCCACACCAGCCGATACGGTGTGAGCCTAATTCTATTCAAAATCAGTTTTCTTAGTATACTTTCAAGAAGCCTTGCTCATGCCAGACTTTTAATGTCATTTGTGCATTAAATCCAAAAATCCCGTTTTTATCATCATTAGCTGCATCCTCTAGTATTTTTTTAGCTTTATCTATATGGATTTTTAATGCTAGACAGTGAGCAGCCGCCTTAGTTCTTATTACTACATTTTCGTTATCAAATAAAAGGGGAAGAGTGTCGGCTGCAAGTTCCAAGTTTTTTTCTAAATACTTGAATACCTGAGTTATTTTTTTACCCTCCTTATTATTTGTCTTATAATCCCCCTCTAAAGTAGCTTTGTACATAACATTTCCACTTTCAATATATTGACTTATTATGTCAGATTTCGACCATTCAACTTTTTTCATTTTATCACCCCAAACTTTTTTAGTACGTTCAACCCAAATTCATATTGAGCTTCAAAGCTTTGCCCGGCTAACCAATCTCTTACGCTTAATCCTCCCGTAAAGTCAAAACTCTTTGTATTATAATATCCGCTAATCTTCGCATGTGTGGCTTTATCAACTGCAATAAGATTGTTGGTATTATGGATCTGAGTTGGGTCAAAGCCGGATTTTTTTATTTGAGATTGTTCAACAATATGATGCCACGCATTACCTTCTCCTGGTGAACCCAATGCTTTCTTAGCCTCATTAAATGTCTTAAATCCTTGTCCAGTACTACTCGTTCCCTCACTACAAGGACTATATCTATTATATAATTCCTGCTACCATATCTCAATGAAAAAAGAATATATCTTCCATCTCTTTGCTTCCAAATTATAAAATCAGTTCTTGTCATCAGTCTTTTCATATGGCCTGTATTCTGTCCTGGTTTTCATCATACCGTAAATAATCCTCACAAGTCTTCTTGCCACGCACACAAGCGCCTGTGGCTTGTTCTTGCCCTCTTTAACTTTCTGCTCAAAATACTCCCTGAATACCGGGTGTCTTGGCTTTCCTGAGGCCGATACTGCTACCATCTGGATTGCGAGAAAGTGAAATATCGCATTTAGTGCCCTGTTGCCATTCCTGCATCTTTGGTCTTTACCCTTTCCGGCAGAGCTGAATTGCACCGGTGCCAAGCCCATAAACCGAGCCAGCTTGTCTGAGTCAGGGAAACGGTTAATATCCCCGATTTCAGATATAATCTGCGCTTCTGTAACAAGGTCGATTCCCGGCATTGTATGTAGCTTATAGCCTGTCAAAGGTATCAGCTTTCTTAGTTCACCGTCAATTTCGGCAATCAACTCCTTGTTGTGCCTGATATCCTTTACGATGTTTCTGACTATAAAATCTCTTTCGGGCTGATAGTCCTTTCTTGTGTCTCCATCCCTTTCAATCATGGATATAATCTCATGAATGCGCTGTATTTTAAGTGCCTGATGCACCGGCTTTATTGTGTGATATATTTCTTCCGGTGTTGTGTTCCATATATACTCTGGTGACGGGTAGTTCTCCCAGAAACATAAGGCACTCTTGGAATCAATTATGGCAAAGAATTTCCTGTAAGACGGGTAGCTATAAGCAAGCTGGCTGTGGAGCTGGTTCTTGTTCATCACATTACTTTTTACAATCAAATCCCGCCTTTTAACTATCTGCCGTATTGTCCAGAATATATCCTCATGTTTGGCATCCTGCAGAGTGTCTACCATATCCCGGAGAACCCTTGCCACACAATAGGCATCATAGGAGTCATCCTTGTAAATGATAGGGTTTGCAAGCCTTACAGCGCTTGTATATGCAGGGTTTACGTGCTTTACTTCAAACTTCCTGCCCACCAGATAGGCAGCAAGGTTTCTGCCAAAGCCTCTGGTATCTTCAAGTCCGAATACAATTTCCTTTGTGCCGCAAATCTTCCTAACATCCTCAACGAATGCAGAGAATCTGGATGGTCTATTCTCAAAGTTAATCTCACCCAGTTTATTCATCCAGCAATCTATAACAACTGCACAGTGGGTATCCTTGTGCATATCAATTCCAACAAAGCAGGTGTTTCGTTTATGATAAATATTTATCCTCTCCTTTTCCAATGTCTCCACCACTCATACCGGCAACCTCAATTTAAGAGCGTTAGATTCGATTAGGGACATTTCTTGTAAAGAAGTGTCCTTCAACCTTAATCCTCGCAAGGGAACGCCAACCTATCTATTCCTGGTGTGACAAATTACGTGATTCCAGGCATCACGAGCCTTAGTTCAAATTTATTAATGTTCTTTTACTGCTTCGCTTGGACACTAATTTCTTAATGCTTCTGACCAATAAATTTCTGTATGATAACTGCTGCAACCTTTACAAAATTCTCTTTACTTGCCCCTTTTGTTTCAAACAAAGCTTACGGCTGCAACCTACGCTTTTATGTTTCAGTGAGCAATACAGAGGCCTTTTTACTGGCTGCTAAACCTTCTTCCAGCCTTTTGCTTTTAGGCTTTCAGGTGTGTAATCATCCGGCCTGCAGTTCTCCAAGGTTTTTCTGCACTTGATGTTTTCGTACAGAATAGAATCCCCTTTGAGAACCAGCTTCTTTATCCAGCCGCTGGACAACGATTTTTCCCACACTTCACATTGAATACTGGTAAAATACAACTCCAGAGCCCTTTCAATAATGGCATTGGCACCAGACAAACCCTCTTGTTTAGCAAGTACCTTGGCTTGATTTAATAAGGCTTCCTCTATGGTTGTGGTAATCTTTGCTCTCACGCTTTCACCCCTTCCTACGGTTAATGCCTTTATTCCGTAGTACATTCATCACTCTGAACCGCTGGTATAGCAAGTCAATTATGCTTAAGAAAGCAGTATTTCTATCAGTTTTAGAATTGAGCACCACCCCTGCCAAAGCCTCTTGTAGGAGGAGCAGCACTTCCATTTTGCTCATTTCACCCTAAGTATTGCTTAGCCTCAATTTTGTTTCTATGGCAATGAAATAAGCATTTACTCATTTACCCTAAAACTGGATTCAATGGTTGCTTTGTCTCAAATTTGGGTAGACTATCTTGCCTCCAAAGCTACTGCCCATGAGAGTGTTGCTCCGTTTTTCGGCGCTATAGGTTTATCCCAGGTTCCCTGACCATCTACACGCACTATCACCCTGTAGTCGGTCATATCCTCCATCCAGCCTGGGACATTGGAGCGGTCAAGAGCGATCTCTTTCCTCATGCCTATGGCATACTGGCTAAGGTCTGCGAGGATTAAATCTCCCTTAGCACCCAATGCGGGGCATTTCTCAGTGAATAAGACCTCCTTACCCAGAAGCGTGAATTTCCCGCTCTCTTCCCTGAATACCGGTATCTGAGCGCCACCGGTACCAATGGTGATAGTCATGGTAAGTAATTGTGGTATTACCGATGGATTGGCAAGCCATACCGCATTGGTAAAACATGACGGAGCAAGCCTTGAGAACATATTTACAACATTCTGATAGGTAATCGTAGCTGCTGATTGAGAGTCCTCTTTATTTACAGTAATCAGCGCCGGGTCATTTATAATACCAAGAGGCTGGCCTTCACCGGTTCCATTGATAAAGGCATAGTCCATGTACCAGCCCAAGCCTTTAATAAGTGCCCCAGCTAACATTTCCTCAAAGGACATACCATCTGCAATAAGTTCATTGGATGCCTGTGAGAAACAAGCCAGCTTCTTGGCTTTTAACTGGATCAGCCTTAGCTTGGCTGTTTTTCGTGTGCCTGTCTGCCCTTCCTCCAGCCATTCCCCTGAGATACCGCCGAATAAGTGATTGGTCCTGTCTGCACCATCGAAGGCTGGTACTTTCTTTGTTTCACTTCCCATTGCCCATACTGTTGCTCTGGGACGGATGATTTCATTCTCCAGGGATTTATCCATCAGGAAGGCTCCGTATTCCTCCGGTACGGAATATCCGCCGAATTCAGGTATCCCTTCCACCATACTGGCATTTATCAGCCTGTTGTCGGCTCTTCCCGAGTGAAGTGTTCTTAGGAACTCATCCATGGAATGAAATCCATTATTGCTTAAGCTCACAGTTTCGTTTCCATAGAACATCCCTCTGAATGATTTTGATACGGCTTTTGTTACAGGTGTTTTTGATTCTTCAATAGGAGATACAGCTTTTTGTGGTGTAATTAGAATTGGCTCAGAGGTTCTGATATTTAATAATTCCTCGTCAATGCTTTCATTAATGCTCTTTATTTTGTCTGTGTAGCGGTTAAACTGTCGCTCCTGTTCATTCGTCAAACTTCCACCTGCTTTTTCAGCTTCCTGCAAAATGGCTTCTGCTTTTTTCACCAATTGCTTTTTCTCATGTACCAAATCTGCTATAAATCTCATGCTTAAACCTCCATTTTCTTAATATTTTTTTGTTAATATGGTCTGGGGTTAATACCCCGTTTGAATCTGCATTTTTTTACGCGGTGCTGCCAGCCCGTTGTCTTTATGCTTTACTGTAGAGATTTGACCTCCCCCTACCCTCTGCATCAGGGTACTGAGAGTTTACTGACGTACTGACTCTTACTGACTCTTTTTTCATAAATTTCACATAAGAAAAAATATATATAAAAATTTACGGAATTGACGTCAGAAACCGTCAGTCGTCAGTAATCACAAAAGTATCCCCTCATCCGCAAGACCAATGCCATGCCAGTCCCTGCTGCCATTGGCTCCGCTGCGTTTGACAGCAAAGCCGCGCTCCGTCATTTTTGCATTGAACAGCTTTTGACCAAGAGGATAATCTCCGTTCTCCCGGCACCATGTTTCGTAAGCGTACCTGATGCTCCGATTGGAGACTTTCCTGCCCTCCTCCACAATGCAGCATTCCTCAATGAACGATGAGAAAGTATCCATTTCCTCCCGGTACCCTTCTGTAGCTGTTTTGACTTCATCAGGCATATTAAGTCCTTCCTTCTGCCAAAGAAGGCAGCCCTCTACTGCCCATGACAATATGCCAGGCAGCTCTTCTCTCAGCTTTGCCGGTAACTGTTTATCCTTTTTATCCTCGGGTATGGTAACGGTGAAAGGAATCAGCTTAATGCGCCTCCAAATGCTGTGGCTGGTATCTCTTATGACAGGTCTGTGGTTTACTACGAGAAATGGGGTGAACTGTGGCTGGAAATCAAAGTATTCTCCATAAAGGAACCTTGCTGTAATTCTGTCTCCGCCTGTAAAGCTCTTAATCAATGCCTCAGAGAGCCTTTGTCCCTCATTTATTTCTATGGCAGTAACGAGCCTTGCTCCCTGAAGCCTTGCGATATCATTTCCTATCGCTTCTATTCTTTTAGCCATAAAAGTTTCGGACGGAGTATTTCTTGCATAGTCTCCCAACAGGTCAGAGATGGTGTTTAGAAATGTGCTTTTTCCGTTTGCTCCTGTTCCATAAAGGACGAATAGGGCCTGCTCTGAAATATCTCCGCTTAATGACGAGCCTACAGCTTTTTGAAGGTATCTTACAAGCTCGTTGCTTCCTCCCGTAATGGTATTCAGAAAATCCATCCATCTGGGAGCCTTGCTGCTTGGTTTATATTCAACAGGACAGATTTTGCTCATATAATACTCCCGCTTATGTGGAAGGAGTTCGCCTGTCTTTAAGTCTACCACACCATTCTTGCAGTTCAGCTTCCATATATCTGCATCTAGCTCATCAGGCATTATTATCAAGCCTTCAAGGTTTGAAGCCACATCGATCATGGCTTTCAGTCTGCCTGCGTTTTCAGACTGCATAGCATGGCGCACCAGTTCTTTTCTTGCAGCCTCATCCTCTATCCGACTTGCTTCTGTGAGCATATCTCTTGCTGTTCTAATAGCAAACTGCGTAAGTTCTCCGGTTTCTTTCCTCCAGCAACAGCCGTCATATACCAGCCAGTACTTAAAAGCTGGACAATACCTTATGATTGAGCCGAACCTGTCACGCAGCCTTTCTGCATTCCCGCTATCTGTCCTGTGGTAATACTTTTTCACCAGAAGGTTTGGCTGGTATCGGCTAACACTGTGCGCTATCTTTCTAACTTCCGCTTCATCAAGCGGAGGATTGCATCTGGCTTTGTTTTCGGCAAGCAGCGCTGCATAGATGCTCTCTTCTGTCATTCCTCTTGCTCTCATACTCCCGGCAAGGCTCGTCAGGGTACTGTTTCGGCTGCCTTCCTTAATCTCGGCTGCAACACTGCTACCTTCAAAGGGTGTAAGCAATACTTCCACCCTTTCCATGAGCTTTAATAACCATGCTGGAGCTTCTGCCGGGGTTCTGTCAAAGGGAGAATGATCCTTTATCCATTCATACCGATTACCGCTTACATGAATGCTTGGAGCTGCGACAATCAGTCCACCTGTTGAACGGGTATCAAGACCCGGTGCAAACTTGGTCTTATTAGGAATACTCCGGCCTTTAGAGTATATAAATACATAGTGCCGACCTCCACTTCCTGTAACAGCAGTAACCGTATCAGGAAGTTTTCCATGTGTTGCTTCAAGAGCCGATAGGGTTTCATTGCCGCCATCGTCTACATCAAGCACCAGCCAGCCGGATTTCTCGCCTGTAGGAATGCCTATATTGGCATTAGGTGTTTTCGTCCACCATTTCCTTATTTGCTCAATATCATAAGTAGAATTCTTGTACCAGCCAGTATATAGCGGATGCTTTCCCTTGCTGTCGCATTGTTGTCCCTTCTTGCAGGAGCAGGAGCCATCCTCACAAATCCAGTGCAAAGGCATAACTGGGATATTGGCTTCTGCATATTTTAATGCTGCGTCCATCATTGTCACTTTCAAATTCTCACCTCCTCCGAGAACATAAATAGAGCCTGACAAATAGTTTTTTAGACTATCTGCCAGGCTCTATAGGTGAGTCATTCGCTCCCTTTGTGGCTCTGTGCCAGATTTATTCACTTTTTACCCCACCTTTTTCTCCAGCTTTACTTCAAAAACCTTTTTGCATACCGGGCATTTGATTTCAACATCAGCGTAATCGGCATCAAATACTCTGTGATTGCAGTGAGGGCAGCGGACAATGTACTTTTTCTTACTCACCTGCCTTCACCTCCGGCTTCTTTAGCTTTATGAGGCTTGCCATCTTCATCATCACAGGCTCAAAAATCTCTCCCACCATGTAATGAACCGTTGGTGAGTAATTCTCCTTTGTTTCGTCAAACAACTTGGAAAGAAGGCCATATAGATTCTTTATGTCCTCTTCTGTGGCATCTGCGGTAGACACTTCAATAAAAATCTTGGTCCCGTCACGCTTGGCGATATGGTCGCTCACATACTTCTCCAGAGCGTATCTTGCTATGCTTGATGTGGTAACACTTGCCTCCGGCATCTGTGCTTGTAACTCATCAATGATAGCATCCAATTCATCCGACTGCCTTTGTGTAAGTCTTACCCGTAGCATACTATCCTTTTCTGTAGACATCATTGCACCTCCTGTATTTCTTGTTGATTTCATTGTATCACAATGTATTACATATTGTCAAGCATCGATAAAAAGAAAAAGGCCACACCAGCCGAAACTGTGTGACCTTGAAACACCACTATTTTTATTTTTTATAGGTAAAATCAAGCACTTTAGCTGTACCAATAATACGAGAGGCATTTTGTATGTCTAAAATCATACCTTCATTAATCAAAGGTTTAATTTCTTCATAGGCTTCGCCTTCTATGGTAGGGAACTCAATGTTTACATGATATAATTCTTGGTAAAGGAATTTATCGCAAGGAATGTTACTTATTATTGTTCCTGAGAATAGTAATCCGTCACCAAATTTAAAGGCTGGCCTTAAAGGATATTGTGTAGATATTCCATCACTTTCAACAGTATTGCCTTCGGGTCTATTAAATTTAATATCTGCTCTAACTATTAGCATAATATCCTCCTCTGTTATTAATACTTATGAATAAGCTCCTGTATTATTTTATTAAACTCACCTAACTTATCAGCATGTATAGTTACAGTACCACTTTTGAATATAAACTTATCGACTTGAGTAAAATCACCGATTTTATTTAACACACTTGTAGGTACTTTAACCTCAATTATGGCTCCAATATCCGAGTATTTATCTGCAAATTTTAATGTTTCCTCAAAACTTAACCCAAATTGTTTAGCTTGAAGTCCATTGGGAATTACGTTAAATTCACCCGTTTTCATTACATCATAAAATTCGTCGGGACCCACCGCTCTGTACAAACTTGTTAAACTTTCACCAGTCTTACTCGTTCCCTCACTACAAGGACTATAACTATTATATAATTCCTGTTACCATATCTCAATCAAAAAAGAATTATCTTCCAACCCTCGGTTTCCAGAATATAAAATCAGTTCTTGTCATCAGTCTTTTCAT